CCGTAGCCGCGGCGGTCGCTGTTGCCGTTACTCGGCTCTGTCGCGTCGAAGCACAGCATCTTGATGATCTGGTTGGTCACGAGCGTGACGCTGTTGGAGGGGTAGGCGGTCACGTTGGTGGCCGTGCCGATCGCGGTGACGATGTCGATGGTTTTCTCGACGATGGTGGCGCCGCCGGAGGGCGGGATCCACTCGGCCAGATCGCCGCAGTTGCCGTAGCAGTACAGCACCTCGCCGACCTCGGGATCAGGATCTTCGGCATAAAGGCCGAGCTCGCGGTAGTACCGTCCCACTCTCCGTCCATGCGGGAGAGGATGATGCCGGTGCCGTCCTCGAACATAGCATAGGCGACTTCTGTGCCGGGGGTCAGGTTTCCCATCTCTCCGCGCAGATACCACGGGATCGTCAGCGGCCGTGTGACCATGCTGTCGGCGGTGCTCGGGAGCACTCTGGCCGTGGTTTTGTCGCCGTTCCTGTCGGCCTTTCCCTCCACGCTGGAGATCTTGCCCTTCTGGATCATTTGGTTGTTGCTGTTCATCAATATCCCTCCAGTGGCTTGCGGAGGTATAGCTTGCTCCGCGTCTTGACGTAGTCGTGCCGGATCCGGCTGATGAAGGCCGTGCCGTCCCACGACTTAACGCCCTCGGTCGCCAGCGTGACCACAGAGCCCGCCGCATAGTCTCGCAGCAGCGAGCCCGTCCAGAGGGTGCCGACGGTCGCGTTTTTGTTGGCGTCCCGGAGGAGGCCCTTGGCGAAGCGGTCGGCCTCGCTCTGGTCAGTCATGCGGAAGGGTAGGATCCGGCGCAGCACCTTGTCGCCGCCGTTCGGGGCTGCGAAGGTGCCGGTCAGGCCGCCGTTGACGGCTTCGGCCGAGCCGTAGGCGTTGGTGCCCTCGTCGCGGTACTCGAAGTCATTGGCCGGGGTGATGGTGATGGTGTCGACGGGCTGCTGGCTTTCCATGTACGCCTCGTCGTAGACGACCAGCTTGCCGTCATACACCAGAAACGCCGCGCCCTCGAGGGTGCAGCGGTTTTGAAAAAATGCGAAGTCTGCGAGGTTGTTCTGCTCGACGTAGTCGTAGGTCTGGTCGGTGATTCCGTAGGTCTCGAGCGTCAGGCCGTGGCGGCCGGCTATCTCCTGAGCCAGTTGCAGGAACTTGACCTTTTCCCATGACTTGCTCCGCTTATCCTTCGCAGACTGTGGGACGGAATAGGCCCGCAGGGTGATGATGCCGGACTCGGGGACGACGCTCTCGACGAACATTTTGCCCGTCTTGGCAGCGCCGTCCTCGATGGCGATGGTGTCGCCCTTCTTGGGGTTCCACGAGTCCCACAGCTCGCGGGTGTCGTTGAGCTTGAGCAGCAGCTCGTCGCTCTGCTTTTCGGCGTACATATCGTGATAGCAGCGGTGGACGCTGATGTCCGGGTAGATGTCGACGCCTTCGTATAGGATCTTCACGGCGTCACCTCCTCCACGGCGGCAGGGTCTCCGGCGTCTCCACAGTCTCGACGATCGGGATCCGCACAGCCTCGCCGCCCTCGAAGATCAGCACGTCGCTGAGGTCGGGGTTGGCCTCGATGATGACGCTTGCCATGCGCTCCTCGTTATAGGCGACGAGCGCGATGCTATCGAAGGTGTCGCCGCCCTGCGCCACATAATCAATAAAGCCGACTGTCTGCTGTGACATAGGCGCCGCCCTCCCTTCTGCTGAGTGCCTCGAGGATGAAGTCGATGAACTCCGGCTCGAGGTCGCGGAGCTTTCGGATCAGGGCGTCCTCGTCGGTGTCGCCCTCGACCTTGATCTGTGGCGAGAAGGACAGGCCGCTCAGGTCATAGACCACAGCCGTGCCCGATCCGCTGCTGATGGACTCGTAGTCGGCCTCGCTGGATGCGCCCAGCATCCGGCCAGCCTCTGCCCAGTAGGACAGGTTTTGCGAGCGGTACGCAGGGTTGAAGCTGATGACCGCCTCGGTCGGATAGCGCGGATCCTCGCCCGCGATGGACGGGCCACTCGTGAAGCCGCCGGTCGCATAGCCGGAGACGTCGGCGCTGCCGCCGCCTCCACCTCCAAACAGGCCCGCGATCTTGCTGATGACGCCGGAGCCGAAGCTGACAATCTTCGATACCCAGCCGACGATCGTGCCGAGCACGCTTGCGATGGGCTCCAGAATAGCCAGCAGGGGCGAGAGGAGCGGCATGATCGCATTGAGCAGGCTCACGACCGGGGGCAGCAGGGCCTCGATCAGTTGCATCAGCGGAGGCAGCAGCGGCATGATGACGCTGTTGACGATTTGCAGGGCCACTTCCAGCAGCGGGGTGATGACCAGGCTGATTTCCTCGAAGGTGTCGGTCAGGATTGGGGCCAGCGATGTCAGCGTGTTGGCGATCATCGATGCCATAGGCAGTAGGGCCACTTCGGCCGACCTCTTGACCGCCTCGAAGGCAGAGCCGAGGTCGTTGTACTTGACGTCGTTGATCTGCTGGAGCGCGGCGGCGCCGTCATAGGCTGCGGTCTCGATGTCACCGAGCACGGGCAGGATGCCCGCCTCCAGATCCTCGAACTGCGAGCCAAACAGTGCGACGCCGATCTCGTTGCGCTTGAGAGGATCCTCGAGCTTGTTCAGAGCCTCGACGGTGTCGAAAAATGCAGCCTGCGCGGTCTCGCCGCCGGCTGCAAAGGCCGCGAACATTTTGTCGGAGTTGAGGCCGAGGCCCTTGAAGGCTTCGGCGCTGCTGTCGCTGCCGTCTTTCGCTCTGATGTTGAACTCCTTGACGGCGTCGGCCACTTTGTCGATGCTGAACAAGCCGGCGTCAGCGCCTTCCACGAGGGAGCCCATGAACTGGTCGGCGCTCAGGCCGAGGGCCGCAAACTGCGCCGAGTATTCGTTCAGGGTGTCGAGCAGGTCGCCGTTTTTGTCTGCGCCGTTCTGTGCGCCGGTGGCGATTAGGCCGTAGGCTTCTTCGGCGCTGATGTTGAAGTTTTTCATCAGAGCCGAGGCGGCTCTGGCGCTTTCACTGATGTCGTAGTCGAAGGTGTCGCGCAGCACGAAGCCGGCCGCGGTGGCCTGCTCCAGTGCTTCGCCTGCCAGATCGCTCGCTTTCTGCGTAGCGGCCAGCCCTTCGGCCACGTCGTTGAAGTCCTCGCCGAGGTTCTGCGCGTAGATGTTTTTTACGCTCTCGCCCAGCGCGTCCAGCTCGTCGCCGGTGGCGCCGGTAGATGCAGAGAGCTGGTTCATGGCTTTGTTGTAGTCGTCGCCCAGCTCTGCCAGATACTTCCCGGCCTCGACGACCGCCTTGCCCGTCGCCACAGCGATGCCGCCCACGGCAGCACCGACGGCAACGGCCTTCCAGTTTACTTTGTCGAGGTGTCCCGCGACGTTGTCCATCGCCTTCCCGAGGGAGGGGGCGATGGTGCCGGCGAAGCTGACGACGGCCTGCATGATCTTGTTTTTGCCTGCCATCAGTGTCACCTCCTTCTGTATTTCCTGAAGTTATTCCGGGGCATTGAGGCGGCCTTGTCGCGTTGCCGCTTGGCCTCCTCGGCTGCCTCGTAGTATTCCATCAGGAAGTCGGTCAGGCGTTCCCGTCGGAGCTCGCCGACTGAGGTGTGGAAGGCTCGAGAGTAGGTCAGGTCGTAGGAGATGACGCTGATGATGCGGCCGAGGACGTTCAGGCGGGCCACGATGGCAGCGCCGTCAGGCAGCAGCTCAGGCTCCACGTTGCCGATCTCGATGCGGCGGTTGTCGAGGAGCTTCTGCACGGCCGCGTCGTTGATGATGGTGTCAGCCACGTCCGGGGAGCAGACCAGATCAGAAGCGCGGAGGCCGCGCTTGGTCAGCATACGGATCATGGCCTCCAGATCCTTCAGGATCTTGCCGCCGGTGGCGTCCCACTTGGCCGTCGGGGTGTAGGTCGCGGGGTTGCTGGCCTCGGAGTAGAAACGGATCTCCATCTCGTCGGCCTTGTCGACGTCGTCGGCGATGTGCTTCATCACGCAGCCGTTGGTCAGCATGGTCTCGGCGGCCATTGCTTCTTCGCGGTTTGTGATGAGCTCGCCCAGCTCGTCAGCGTCGCGCAGGATGAGGGTCTGCTGGCGCTGCTCAGGGGTGAGCTGAGAGTAGAGAGCCTCGCCGAAGCCACGCTTGCGCAGCTCGTCGAGGGTCAGGATGCGACGGGGAGCCACGAAGGGCGGGGTGTAGCGTTCCATATTGTAGCCGGCGCGCAGGACGGTGACGCCGCCCTTGCGAGGGGCCACGAAGGGCGCCAGCTTCTTACTGCCGTCACGGAACTCGACGAGCACGTCGTCGGTGGCGAAGATGTCGCTCGCGTCGTTGGTGGGGAAGTAGCGGTCACGCAGGAAGGTCGCAGCAGGGGTGAGCTGCTGCACGGCCATGAGCAGCGTGTGGGTGTCGTAGAAGTTAAAAGGCATTTTGTTGTCCTCCTTCTCTTAGTATTCGATGGCGTCGGAGAGCAGGATGCCGGACTTGCGCAGCTCCTCCTCGTCGGTCGCCTTCAGGGTGTAGCCGCTTGCGACGGCCAGCTTGTTGCGGGCGAAGTGGCCGGTGCGGTAGGCCAGCACGGTCACGTCCGCGGTGGTGCCGACTTCCACGTCCTCAGCGAGGATGCAGTTGGCGGTCAGGGTTTCGTTGGTGGTCGCGGTAGAGCCGAGGATCACCAGCTTGCCGTCGCCGGCGGTGCCGGCAGACAGGGCCAGCACGGTGCCACGCTTATAGGCGGCCGCGGCGGTGGCCTCCTTGCGGATGGTCACGGTGAACACGTCGGCGACGGGCTCGTTGGCAACGATCAGGCCGTCATAGCCGACGCTGCCGAGGTTTTCGTCCAGTCTCTTGCTCATTACTTCTTACCTCCGTTCTGAGACTTGGTGGAGTTGTAGAGGCCGACGATGGCGTCCACCTTTGCCTTGTCGTCGTTTTCGCTGCCTTCTTCGCCGCCGTTAGGGGCAGCGCCGACGCCGGCAGCGCCGGACTCGTCGTTGTCAGCCTTGGCGTCCTTCAGGTGCTTGGCACCGAGGGCCGCCTGCTTCTGCATAGCCTTGAGCGCGAGCTGCTCAGCGGTGCAGGGGGCCTCGCCGTACTTGGCGTCCCTGACGAGCTGCGCGTCGCCCACACTTGCGGCGATGCTGTCGATGGCCTCGATGCGGGCGCGCTCCTGCGTTCTGGCAGTTTCGGCCGCCTGCTGCTCGATCTGAGCCACGACGTCGGGGTGCTGTGCTCTCATTTCTTCGAGGGTCATGGTCTTGTTGTCCTCCTTCTTGGGGCCGCCGTTCTTGGCGGCCGCGTGTTTATTTCCAGCCGCAGGGGCGGCGTGGATGCTGTTGTCGATGGGGATCGTCCCCGGGATGTGTCTGAAGCCCTTGACGTCGTGCCGGATGCCGGCGACGAGGAGCACCTTCTTGTCGGCGCTCAGGGTGACGTCGGGGCCTTCGTCTGTGAGCAGGGTGTCGGCAAAGCCGTTGTCAATGGCCTCCTGCCCGACCATCCACGTCTCGCGGGTCATCATGCTGCGGAGCTGGTCGACCTCGAGGCCGGTCTTGGCGTGGTAGATCTCCGCGATGGCCCGCTCGCTCGCGTCGAAGTCCTTCTGGAGCTTCTTCAGGTCTGCGAGGGTGTAGTAGTCGTAGAGCAGCCCGGCGACGCCGTGGATCATCACCATGCTGCCGGGATAGACCTGCACCTCGTCACCTGCGCAGGCGATGACACTGGCCGCGCTGGCCGCGATGCCTTCCACGACGACGACCTTGTGGCCGGTCAGGCCCTTGATGGCGTTGTGGATGGCGATGCCGGTGTAGAGGTCGCCGCCGCAGCTATTGATCTTGATGGTGATATTGCTCTTGCCCTTGACGGCCGCGAGATCCTCCATGAAGCTCTCGGGCGCGATGTAGAGGCCGGGCTCGGGCTCGCCCGTCCACCAGTCCACAGGCTGACGGCTCACGACGTCGCCGTAGAGGGTGATCTCGCCCTCGTCGTCGCCGATGCTGGCGACGTTCCAGAACTTGATCGGCGTGCCCGCAGTCTGAGGCCCGGCGCAGAGCCGGGGAGTGTTATGCGTTCTCATGCTTGTCTCCTTCCTTGATGCTTTTGATGGCCTCGGCGACGATCGCCTCCCGCAGAGCTGCGGAGATCGTACCGCTGGCCGCTGTGCTCTGGTCGACCTGCCCCTGCGCTGCGCGCAGCTTCTCGTTTTCCCGAGTGAGCTGGTCGACGTTGGCGTCCCACTGACCGCCGTTGAGTCGGATGGTCGCCTGCTCTCTGGTCGTGATGCCTTCGCCGATGGCGAGGATCTCGGCCGTGATCTCCTTCGTCGGGTCGAGCTGTCCCTGAGAGGGGCCGATCCACTCGGCGCCGAGGTATGCGGCGCGGATCGCCGGATCTGCGAAGAAGCCCGGGGCGCTGATGCGGCCGCGGGCGACGGCTTCAGAGAGCCAGATCTCATATACCGGCGTGCAGAAGTCATCGACAAACCACTTGCGCCTCATGCGGAACGCCTTCCACGCCTCCATCAGGGCGGCGCGGCTGGCGCTGTACGAGCTGTTGAAGCTCTTGAGCAGAAGGTCGGCCGGGATCTCGAGCGCCGCGCCCACCTGTTCGCAGATGGCGCGCAGGAATGTGTTGAAGCCACTGGCCGGCCGCTTGGGGTCTGCAAAGGTCACGTCCTCGCCGGGCTCCATGATGTTGATCTGGCCGGGGCCCATCTCGTACTCATTAGGATCTCGGCTCACCTCCGGCAGGCTGCTCCCGACCTCGTTGAACGGGTTGTCGCCGGCGCCTGCCTCGGTCTTGATGAAGGCCGTGAAAAACGACTCGACGACCGCAGCAGTCAGCTCGCTCTCGGTGTAGCGGCGAAGCTGGAGCAGGGGCTCGATGACCTGCGCGAGATAGCTGACGCCGCGGTATTGATCCGGGCGCTCGCTCTCCATGACGTGCAGGATGTTCGGCAGGCCAGTCCGCTCGCCGTATGCCTGAACACGGGCCCACGTTGTCGTCGTGCTGCCGAGCTCGAAGGGGTAGGTGCTGCGGATGTGGTACGCCTCGATCTGGCCGTCGCCGTTCACCTCGACGCCGTCGTAGATGGTGTTGCCGTTGGCCGCCTTGCCGGTGGTCAGCAGCATCGGGGTGATGATGCCGGAGGTCGTTGGCGTGGCGACTCGGTCGGCCTCGATCAGGTGCAGGCGTAGCGAGTAGGGCGTGAGCGGCGTCGGCTCGTACTGCTTCACGACTGCGAACACGTCGCCGCTGACCAGCCACGAGGAGAGTGCGAGCTGCTGCATGGCTGCGAAGTTGTTGACGCCGGTGGCGTCGCACGCCCTTTTGTTCTCAGACCAGAGAGCGAACTCACGCTCGGCCTGAGCCTGCCATGCGTCGGCGGCCTCCTGCGTCATGCCGAGCGCCTCGCGGTCGATCCGACTCTTGAGCTGGAGGCCGATGCCGACGACGTTGGTGCGGTTGGTGCGGATGGCAGAGGTGGCGATCGGGGCCGCCATGTAAAGCATCCGGGCACGCTGCCGCAGGGTGTAGTTGTTGGCGTCGATGTCCTCCTTCGGGCTGCCGCTCATAGCTCTGAAGCCCTTGGTCGCCTTCTTGTGCCAGCTCGCGCCGGCGTCGCCGTAGCCCTTATTCACAGGGCGTGGCTGCTGCCGCCTGTTCTGTGGGCGGCTTCTGCTTTTTCTTTTGCTGATGGTGCTCACCTCCTTCATGGTGAAGATGGCCGAGTCGGGAGAAAAGGAGCGAAAACTCCCGGCGTCGGCCTATGAAAAAAGCCCCTTTCGGGGCTTCTTTCACCAGTCTCGGGGCACTACTCCCACAGCTTTTCGCGGCTTCTCGCCGTTCAGTGCGGCCTCGATGGCTTCGATGTCTGCCTCGAGCTGTTTGATGGCGGCCCGGATGGATCCGAGGTCGGTGTTGTAGCGGGCCAGATTGCGCGAGCCGATG